ACGTTTGTTTGTCTTCAATTATATACGAGATGAGTGATTTCATGGGTTTTCCTAATTATAACTATTTATGCTACTTTTTTGATTCTTTACTGTTAGCTAATATTGCCTTTAGTAATTCGTTTCTATCGAGAACTACACCCTCGCCCTCTAATGCTTTTGCAGCTGGATCTTTAGTTTCCATCTTATCAATGCGAAGCTTTTTAAGCTGTAGATCAATCATCTTTAATTTCTTGTCCATTTTGGCAACTTTTGCTGTCACTGCATGTCCTAACAGTGTCGATGCCGACTGTATAATTGGACCGCTGAACCTCGGCTCCACGTTCATAGAAAGATCAATCAAGTCCTTAAACGTGTCTCGTGCTAAGTCTGCAAGTTCGTCTAATTCCGAATCGGTTGTATCTAGGTCACTTACAAAAGGCAAAGCAGCATCTATCTTGTCAAACGCATTGTCAGCAGCGACCAAAGTTTCCTTTGCTTCCTGCATCTCTTGGGTAGCAACTTCGTTGCTGATTGGGGTCGATTCTTCTATTGCGGCAGCAATAGCTTCACTTATTGGGGGTAGATTGAAGAGTTCCTCTAGCTTTTTTGTCATAAATGTATTTACCGTTTTTAACGTCCATACTTAAACAAATCTAGCTCCGTTACTACTCTAAACTTAATTCCTTGCATTTGGCAGAACTGGCTTGCCGCTTGCCACTTTGCCATATTTTGAACAACCATAAGCTTATCGCGAGGACTTTTGGCTGCTTCCATTGTTTTCTCTTTGCCCGGTTTGATCTCTATAAGCTCTGCGTGTTTCTGTCCCATTGCATCTACATACAATATAAACACATCCGGAACATAAATTGTTTGTTTGCCTTTAAGCGGATTGAAATATGGAATACGAATGCTTTCGCTTGCCCATTGTAATACGTTGGGGTGATTATCGCAGAAGGTAAAGAACGCAAATTCCCAGGAACTACGATATATTATTTGTTTGCCGCCAACATACTTCTCTGGGTGTTTTGGGACGAATATCCCTTGTGCATACTTTGCCATTATGGAAGGATGGTGCGAGTTAGATATTTGTTAGTGACGGGAGCATTGCTTAGACCCAACAAACTTGTGCCTACTCTGTTTAAGTTTAAGAACAGTGCGAGATAATTATTAATCTGGCCTTTTGGTAATGCTGCAAATTCTTGCAACACCGCCATTGGATCCATATTTTGTGCTTTGCTTGTTGAAATGACAGAACCTGCCATTGTTCTTGCAGATACTTTGTTTCCTGTAAATTTTTCAAAGAATGCAACAACTGCTTCGTCTACTTCTACAGACACGTCGAATGTAGGTTTGAAAAAGTTATTAAAGTAATCAGCTGTTGCATTTGGTTTTGGTGCTGCTATATTATCGAATGACATTATTCTGGTCCTTAGTTGCCGGCTGTGCCTGTAGTTTGTGCATTTGCATTTTGTGGAGTAACTGCTGGAGCCGAAGCCGGAGCACCCGTTACGGTGCTACTGCCAGTAGGACTTGCTACTGCACCAAACGGATTCGGAGGACCATTTATAAAATTCTTGCCTAGTCCTATTAGGCCGGCTCCAGCAATCGCCCCTAAGTTCTGCCCTTTTAATCCATTTAATGTTTTAGCACCTTTAAATAATGCAGCTCCATAGTTGCCATTTTCAAAATCATCGTATACTTCTTCTGAGGACTCTAATAGTCCACCTGGGCCTAATAGGCTTCTTGTGCCACCGCCTGCTGCTGTCAATGGGCTAGGTCTGTGATCATAATGTATCTCGCCGAATCCTAGTGGGTAGCTACTACCTTTTTTACTTATCTTGCCCGAAGCATAATGTATGCCTTCGAATTCAAGAGTCATTGTATGCTGCATAATCCCGGTGCCCTCTGAGGAACTATGTTCACCGTGCTGAAAACTTTTAATAATAGGATTAGTTAAAACATATTCACTGAATCGTTTATTGTGTAAACTGTATATTCGTATAGAACGCAAATAAGGATGAGATGGTGTCGGGTTAGATGCTGTACCTCGTAGTGTATAGCCCCAGTCTTTATCAAGTCTCGGAGAAGTAATCTCTTTGTGTGTTGCACTAGCATCTAACGGATTTTTTGCACTTCCGTGATCACTATTTCTGTAATAGTAAGTGTAGTAATCATACCAAAAATTTCGAACTACGTCTGCACTGTCGTCGTGAAACGTAATAGTAATCGGATCGTAATGTATTTTTGTTTGCACTATATGTGGGCGGTTGTATGCATTTAGTGTCTTTGTATCTATACTAAACTTAGGCAGACTCACTTGCTTAACAAGCATACCTAATTCTTTTCTTTTGTTTTGATCACCTACAAGAGGAGAAATATTTGCTCCTGCTGTTGTCCCGACCGAATCATTTAGTTCAAAAAACACGTGAAATAAGAAACTCTGTTTTGGATGTAGCTCGTTATTATTTGTTGTAAATAATTGCGATGCGTGATTCCAATCTTTAAGATCGTCTTGTTTAAGAATGCCCCCAACTAAGTTCGTCAGGCTTAGCTGATCTGCTAATCCCTTAAAGGATCCAGTTAAACCAGATACTTGATCTCCTACTTGTTTTTGTATGTCGCCGAATATGTCTGCCATAATAATATTTATCGTTTTAAATTATGTGAGTTGTAAATGAAATAAGGGACCTGAGTCCCTTATTCTTTGTTGCTGTATTTTTATATTACAATGTAATTGATTGTCCAATTGAACGACCAATGTCTGTACCAATGCCTGTTCCGCCTGGAGTTTGTAATGCGTTGTCCATCATAATTGTCAATGAAATTTCAAGAGCTTCGCTTGCGCCATAATCGTTATCGCCATATTCAACGCCGCTTACTAAGCAACCGTAGCATTCCCAAGTTTCTAACACTGTAGGAGTATGAGATCCGTTGCCGCCGTCGAGTTCTTCAATACGTAGATTGAACTTATAGTCACCGCCCGATGCAGCACTTGACTGTTCTAAGAAGTCGAATTGTTTTTGCATTTGCTGACCAACTAACTTAGTAACGTTGCCTGCTGCATCATCACGAATAACAACTGTGAGATTTTCCCATTTTGGCTTACCTAATAGGTTTACCTGACTGTTGTAAGCATGAACTTGGAAAGTCTCAAAGGTTGGCTTTGGACGACCGCAAGTCTTAACTTGTTTTGTCAGTTCTACAGTATTCGCGTCGACTCCGAATCCCTCAAATGAGATACGGAAACGAAACTTTAGCTTTGGCATTAACAGACCTTGTGCCGAAGCACTTTGGTTAGATGCTAATGGTACTGTGAATTTACTTAAACTGGCTATAGACATGATAATTCCTTATTTAATATATTTATCTTATTTCTTTTCGTTAATTGTGTGGAGCACCACACAATTAACTACTCTTATTTTCCGCCTGATTTAATTGCACCTGGGTTCATTAAGCGAATCGGAATGTAGATAAATTCAACATCTTTCATTGGCTCGATAGCTATGTCGCAATACATTTCGTTACGTGCAATACGATCATTTGTATTGTTTGTTGTATCACAAACTACTAAGTAGTCGTAGATACCACGCTTTGCAACTAAGTCGTTAAACACACTTTCGATAGTTTTCTTGAACTGGTTACGTGTAATTGTATCGTTTGGTTCGAACAAGTATGCATCGCCTGCGTGTGCTAATACTGCGCGAACATAATTAACTAAACGTGCTACGTTAACGCGATCCATTGCACTTGCTACAGGGTTACGTGTCTTGTTACCAAAGTTTACTAAACCTAAGCCAGGCAATAATGTAACTGGATTGATATTAGTTGTATACAATGCATCACGAAGACCTTGATTAATACCGTTACGAACGAACGCACCTGATTTAGAATCAACATACCCAATGTCGCTTGCGTTATCAATTAACCCACGACGTGTTCCAGCGAATGCGAACCATGGATAAGAAACGTTGTCACTGCGGATAGCTGAACGTAAAATCATGTGGCTTGGTGGACAAACAATAGTATTGCCTTGTAAGTCATTTGCCAAGCAGCTTGGGTAGTAAACGCCTAGATATGGGTCGGCTGTTGCTAAACCTGTACCGTCTGCATCTGTTGACCAATTAGTGATATCAACCACTTTAGCTGGCAAGTGCATTGGAGTATCGCCGAGAACGAATGCAGTGTTCTTACGATCATTATTTAAACCAACCATGTTACCGATAAGTTCTGGGTATCCTGGAGCAGCCACTAAGTTGAACTGGAAGCTTGCTTCACGTAATGTGTCGCTGCCATCAATTGCTGCCTTCATTGCTTTAGTTACCATTGAACGCTGTGCTTTGCTTCCCATGAATGGACTACCGTCATTTTGTAAACCACTTGCTGTTACCCAAGTTGCTTTTTGTGTTGGCAATGTGTGGTTAGGATATGAATCAGCGTTAAAGTAGTTACCTACATATTTCTTAACGTTAAATCCTGAACGGCGTAAGTTGAATAACATTGTTCCACGTGGATACAAGCGGTGATCTGGGCAATCTAAATCTATGTAG